TCAATTTCTTCATAATTAACTTTAATACCATTCCATTTACAGAATGCGCCACTCATATTTTTAAGTTCACCATTAATGAATTGTTTTATATGAGTTACTTCGTGCGCTAATGCTGTAAGCATTTGAGTTTTTGGAAGTGCGGAATCCATAATAATATCATATGTATGTTTTTCTTGATCATCATCAAAGCATTCACCAAATATACCATGCTTTTTTAAGAGCTCTTTTTCAAATTGAACTCTTATAATTTTATTCTTAAGCTTTCTTTCTGGTATTAACTTTTCAGCATACCATTTGATAGCTTTTTTACATAAACTTCTGTTTACTTTAGTTGGTTGGCCTCTTGTTATTATCTTCATTTGACCTCCCATGGCGGTTTTAAATTGGTAGGCGATTTGGCCTCTTAATGAAATTTAGATTTTCTGCTTCTACTTGAACCTTTGCTTTAAGTACTGGATCCTTTTTAATCATATTTGCTGCATACTCTACTTCCAATTGGTGCTTTTCACACCATTGAACAATTGCATCAATATATTCAATACCGGAATCTTTATTAAGTTTTTCAATATCTTGTGCAAAAGTTGTACTGGAACTAAAGAAATCAATCACATTACTCATGAATAATTTTCCTTTATTTCTTTAATTCTTTGTTCAAAATAGGTAATGACAACATTTGTTTCATTATCATTACCTTCAATATGTTTGATAGTCAAATTGTTTTTAAGTTCATATTCAAAAATTGTTTTAATTAGGAAATCTATGGAATAACCATTAAATGGCATTGAATCCGTATAGAGTTCTTTATTAAGCATATTATGCATCCCTGGAAATAAAGTGAATCCTAACCTTCTCAGGAGAGAAGTACTTATCAACTACATCAACTACAATGCTTTCATCAAATGGCTTGCATGAAAACACGTCAATATAGAAGTTTCCATTCTTATCAACAAAATGACCTGTGATATTTGAAGTTTCGATCATCTGACAAAATGAAATGCCAGACTTTGAAAGATCGTGGGTTGCGAATCTTTCGATCCATGGCTCGCCGAATGTTTTCATATCAATCGCAACAACAAGTTCTTTTACAAAGTTGTATACGTTATCCTTAGATGATATTTTTTCTAGATTACCATTTGAACAATCTAGTAATAGATGATAGCCCCACGTATCTTTCATTATATTCTCCAATTACTTCTTAAACCACTTGGCAATAAATGCTGGCTGTGAAAGAAAATTCCAACCAATAATTAGACCCGCAACAAAACCCCAAGCAAAAGTTGAGGTGACTAAACTCCAAACTGCTTCGATCATTTACTTCTCCTTTTGTTTAAACACCACTATGTGGTTCCCAATAACATATTATATATCCTGCTGGACTTATGCAGGCCCAATATTTACCATCTGGCGATGGCCTTACTCTTCGATAAGGAATCGTTTCTTTTACTTTTTTCTTATACATGAACTCCAGCTCTTTTATTGGAGGAACTGGATTTGGAAACTCAAGATAGATTCCTTGTGGTGTTACTTTTCTTATTAGAGTCTTTTCATCAATAAATTTGCAATCATCACTGCCACAGCAATTTCTTTTAGTCTCTGGATCAACCTCTTTTCCATTACCCCACCATTCATGACCAACTGATGGAATAATCATACCACATAATAAAGCTAATGTCAATATTAAATGTTTCACAATGGCACCTCTGGATTTATGATGAACTCTTTAATAGCCATCATGAAATCAGAAGTTATATCGAAACCTTCATATGTTTTACCAATACAGAGTGATATAGGCATTGCAGTTTTGTCTGCCTGAAAATACCAGATATGAATCACTCTTTTTGTTTTTGTGGAATATATTATTTCATCGACTCTTGTATCACCCCGTTTTCTCATGAACGGAGCATACTTAGCTTCTCTCAACATGTTAAACGCAAATACGAATGGAACACATGTTGGTTCTTCTATTTTCTTTTCTTCTGCTATTGCCGCAGTGCTAAACAAAAGTAGAAGGACTGTAAGTATCTTGTACACATCCTTAATCCTTTATAAAGTGGTGGGTTTATTCTGTTTCCAAGTCAAACCCACCGAAAACTCATGCTAGGCTGCTAGAGCGTAACGAGGAGCAACATTATCGTTGGCACCTATAGTTTTTTGTTACGTTAACGGAGTTTCCACCCGAATGACTTGAAATATATTACATACCACGTCGATCCCTTTCACCCCCATAAAAATTTATTGGTGGAGGTGCCGGCATCCGAGAGCCGGGTCCGCAAATACTTTATATATTTCCATATAATTATCAACCGCCATTTCGTTGATAATAAAACGATAACAAACTATTTATACCAGTTCACCAATACTCTTAAAGGGGATTGGTTTGCCATTTGCGTCAACTACCATAACGCCATCAATTTCACCAACAATCTTCATCTTAACACCATATGCTACAGGCTTTACAACTTTACCATGCAACATGCGTACTTTCTGTTTTACCACATCACCTTTACGAGTCTTTACACCAGCCATTTTTATTCTCCTATGTTATTTTAAGTAGAATTGTATTTTCGTTTATTCTAAATGCTAGAGATGCTTCTCCTTTTGCTTCATCCATAAGTTTTCTTAATACTATTTTACCACCATTTAGAACTTTGTCAATAAAATATTCTGGTTTACGACCTGTTCTTTTTGTCATAGAACTAGATTCATCATATCCAATAATAGAAGTTCGATTAATATCTAGACCTGCAGGACCTTGTGCTCTAAACACGGTTAATGTTTTATATTTTGTATTGAATGTCCAGAGTTCATTACATCCAACAATTTTATCAGGAGAAACTGATGCAATCTTAAAGTTTGTATCTTCTTTTTGGAACTTAAAGTTCTTTAGTTTTTTCTCTATAGAAACAGGTTTCTTTTTACGTGGTGCTCTAGCTTTTTTAACATTTGTACCATAACGTTCTGCATCTTCAACAAGACGATTAAAAAAGTCAACTCTTTGTTTCAGTTGTTTTTTACTTAGATATGAATATCCTTCTTTAAGATCTGCATCTTTTCCAATATATGCATCACATAATTCTACCAACCATGGTCTATAGAATTCTGCTATTCTAGGACAATACACTGATGGAATATCATTTGCTTTAAGCCAATCATATAATGAAAATTTCATATCACCATCTTTAAAGATGTGTTCATCAATTATTGATTCAATTTCAGCAATAATATCAGATGTCTTATCGTTTATTTTCTTTTGAATATTAACAGTTTCTTTTTTTTCTTCTGCCAATTCCTGCACATCATCTTCTGATTTAGATAGTGCTTCCTTTAGTGACTTTTCAAGAAATGGCCTTGCTTCTTCTGGTAATGCATATCCACGATTAATAAGTCTAGCAACCCAAGCAGCAGTTGTAGGAACCCAAGTATCTTTGACTTTCTTAAAAGTTTTTAATTCTGCAGTTCTAGCTTGATTCTTAAGATAAGTTTCAAGATATTCTCTTGCATCTGAAGTGGTACACATATAGTTATACCATGTCAGAGCTTTTCCATACTGTGAAGAAGTGACTTCACCAACAAAAGATGGCTCGTCGCCAAGATACTTTAGATTAATCAGGTAATTTTCGGTCTTTGTTTTACGGACTTCTTTTTGTTTACGCTGAATTAATGATGTACGACGAGCCATTTTTACTTCTCCTATTAAGCATCAGCCATTTCAAGTGCAGTCTCAAGTGCTCGTGTTTTAAGAGCGCGATTAGGACCAAACCAAGCTGAAGTCATACGGGTATCATCATTACGACCCATCAAATGATCAGTCATATATGTAACAGCATTAAATGGCTGCCACCACGTTCCCTGCGCATATTCGGATCCAGGCTGAGTATCAAGAATGCTCATTGCAAGCTTTGCATTGCGAGAAAGCTCTTTGGTTTCTGTTTTTGCTTTAGAAACCGGAAAGATTCGCTGAAAATATTCTACAATATCTTCATTCTTAGCTTTCTTAGATCCAAGGAAAGAAGCCATTTCCTTGTATTTGGCAAGCTTTTCAGTAGCAATACCAAGCATCTCTTTTACTTCATCGGGATTGAACTTTGTACGATGAGAAATACGAACCATCTTTTCAACCCGAGAGTTAAGAGATAGAGTCAATGTGTTATTACACACTACTCGAATTGGAGTGAATCGAACGTCAGTAGAACAACCATAACGATGGAAGTTTGAGAAGAGAAGGTAAGAATCAATACGATCACCTTTGAAAAGTTCAAAGGAATCCTTTACCTTGGCAAGTCCCCAAACAATCTGACCATCCCGAAGAGAACCAGCTGTATGCATTTCCATATCACCAGACATTACAAATTCATTGAAGAATTCAAATGCTTCATGATTCTGGACTTCATTCCAATCATCTGATACAATATCAAGAACTTCATGATCGCGATCACGAACAAGAGCAGATTTTCCAATAAAAACCTTCTTGCCATTAATTTCAGAATAAGCTGGAACTTTATATACATTCCAATTAAGACCGGCTGCTTCAAGCATCTGGTCAGGAGTAAGATCTGCCGGAACCTTGGTGCCAAGACCATGCCAAGGAACTTCGCCGGCATATGCCATCTGAGCCTTGCCATCAACCATTTCAATCATATGTGCCATGTTTGAATACCTCTATTTGGTTAGCTTACTTTTATATACTATCATATTCTGATAAAAAGTAAACTGTTTTTTGATTAGAACGAACAAAATATTTCGTTAACTCTTTTCAAATAGTGTAGCTTCTGCTTTACAAACACTCTAGGCTCTTCATGGTCTATGGCCATAATGATAACAATTTGAGGAACATAGAAGCCATATCTTTCTTCAACCATCAAAGCATATGCTGTAGCTTGAAGAAAATAATTCTCAATATCTTTTTCTTTTTTTATTCTTCTAGAAGTCTTAAAATCAACAACAGAATTCCAAGAATCATATTCACATATTAGATCCGCAGTACCAGCCGCTTGTAGTCTACGAGAATATAAGAAATGTTCTAGACCATATATGGTTCCAATATTATCATCTAAAATTCCACGAATTTGTTTAAACATATCAAGAGTAGTTGGCATTGATTTTTTTACATAATCTTCGCCAAGTAAATACTTTTCACAAATAGTATGAAATTGTGTTCCACGAACAGCAGCTTGAGTAGATATTCTATTTGCTTCTGCTTCTCCTACTCTTTTTCTCCATTCATAAAGATATGTTTTATCCATCTTTTCTCCTAAAATAGAAGTTACGGATTTAAACTTTTCACCTTCAGGAGAAACATAATATCGAGCGCCATCTATATTTTGGCGCTCGAGTTTATTCTTAGGTAAGAGTTTAAAATCAAAACTCTTACGCGATGATTTGGAGTTCATCTTTAACAATAATATATTCCTTCACCATGTCAGATCGAACAATATCTTCAACATCAAAGTCAATAAAAGAAAATGATTTCATTTTATTGATAATTCGCATGAATTGTTTTAGACCATTCTTTTCTTGTTCTTTGGTAAAATCAGATTGTCTAAAATCACCACAAAATATAATTCTACAATTCTTACCAACACGCGTAATAACAGAATCCAATTCATGTAAAGTAAGATTTGCTATTTCATCAACAATAATGATAGAATCATTAATAGTGATCCCGCGTATATAAGATGTGCTAATAAAGTCGATAAGGTTTTTAGTTTTAAGTACTTCATAAGCATCTCCTCTTCCAAATAGTTCTGAACATATAGAAGAATATGGGGCTTCATATACTTTTGATTTTTCTTTATTATTTCCTGGCAAAAAACCCATGTCTCTTGTAGGTACAGCAGATCTAACAATATATATTTTTTCGTATTGAGAATCACCTGATATAAGTTCTCTGAGCGAAAGATATAATGATATGAAGCTCTTTCCTGTTCCGGCAATTCCATGCAATAACATGTTTTTGCCTTTTTCAAATTCAGAAAACGTTTTACGTTGATTTGCAGTTAATGGTGATATATCTTTTAGTCTAAAATTAAGTTTAAAAGAAACATTGTTATTTTCATCTAAGACTCCTTGCTGTCGCAATATTCTTCTTTCTCTTTTTGTAAGTCTTTTTGTCTGCTGCATGTTATCTCTTTTCTAAAAAGTATTAATAGTAGATTTAGTAATCCCTCCCGAGTGTTTCTTTTTCATATCTTTTAAAAGATCACGAAAGCCATTATCAGGCTTTTGAATGCCAAGTCTCGTTGGATCGACTACATTCATTGTTTTTAATACTTGTTGGAGGTGGGGGTTTTCAGAAACGTACTTATCACGTTCTGATATTGACATTGTTATGTCAAATTCCTTTTTAGTCTTTGTATTTAAAAATGTATAGGTGGGCATTAGTACTTCCTATATTCATTAGAAGAGTAAGTATCTTCATAATCTTCATAATCTTCATCAATAAGACTTGTTATATCTTTAGTTTTAAGAGCACGCTCAAATCTTTTATTTTCTCTTTTATTTACATCGCTCATTGGCTTCCTATAATCATAATCTTCTTCATCATGAGAATAGTCGTTTTTCTTAAATCGTTTAAAGTTAGATTTACTCATCGATTAAACCTGGAAAGGTCTCCTTTACTAGTGCTTTATTAATTCCAGAATAAGGAATTTTCTTATCCTTTACATTAAGTAGAAGTTCTGCATCTTTAGGATCTACAGATTCTAATAGGTTAATAAACAATTGCTCTCTACGAACATTTGTTAGATTTGGATTTCCACCTTCAACAAATAGATATAGTTTTCTTGCTTCCTTATAGAGAATGCCATGACCATCATGATATTCACTTTTCTTAAAAGGTGGCGCACCTTCTGGTAACAAGAATTTTAGCGTTGGATCAAAAGCATACAATAGCACATTACGTAGAGCACTATTATCAAACTGCCTAAGATATTCGATCTTTTCCTTCTTTGTTTTCAGTTTTGATGCATTCTCAAGAATTTCTGAGATCGAAAGTCTCATTAAAAATCTCCTATATGTTCAATCAAGTTTTTCAATTTATTTTTTACGAAGTAGTTGAATAAATGTTTCTTATCTTTATTTTCTTGGCGAGTATATTCCTCCATGATCTTTTCTTTAATTTCTTCTGGAACCATTGAAAGATCAATAAGTTGCTTATTACGTACATAATTTCTCATCATACGCTGATCGCAAAATTCAGAAGGATCTTTTGTAACCCAATCAGCTAACTTTTTTGATGTAATTGGAGTTTGCCTTACACCAATTACAAAACAATCATCCTGCGATAAAAAGTTTGGAACGCCATCACCAGCATCACCACGAATAATATGCTCCTTAAGATAAGTTTCAGGATCATTATGATGAATATTCTTCTTCCTAACAGGATCATATTGCTTTACATTAGCAAAACGATGAAGCTGAATAAAATCCTTATCACCAGAAACAATAAGAATCTTTTCACCAGAATTTAAATCTGATCCAAAGTGAGTTGTCAATGTTGCAATAACATCGTCAGCTTCAGCCGATTCAATATTGATAATTCGATAAGGAAAAAATTCAGTAAGTTCAGAACGAATCTTATTCATCGTTTCAAAGATTGCATTCCAGTCAAGTTCAGATTTTTGAATATTTTTCTTACGATTTGCCTTGTAATAAGGAAATAGCTTTTTACGCCAATAGTTCTTATTATCACAAGCAATAATCATCTCTCCATATTCATCCCTAAACTTTGAATTATAGGAACGAAGAGAATTAAGAACCATATGCCTAACCATACTTTCTTCAAGTGGAGCATTAGTATGTTTACCAATTTGCATAAGAAGATTGGAAATCATAACCTGGTTCAGGTCCACGATAATCATAATATATCCTTTAGTCGTTTATCTCAGATAATTGTATATTATTTTTTACAACAAGTAAACCGTCTTTTTCAAGAAAAAATGCATTTTCTGCTATATCTTGAAAAGGATGATAGATTTTATATTGCTTGCAAAGCATTGATCTCATGGCTTCAACTAAAAGAGCTCCATCTTTTAGCTCAGGAACATCATCGGTTTCTTCATCTATACCAAAATCAAAACCTGAAGCAGCCAATGATTGAAAAATAATTGGCACAATTGTTGAGATTGTTTCTTGGATATGAACTTGCTTCATTGTATCAACGCTGTTTATCACTTCATCAAGATTTCTTGGTGGGTGCTTATATGTACTTGGAAATAGTATTACGTTATTGCTTTCCATAAATTGCTCTTATGAGTGGTTCATACTTTATTTATATTTTAGTAATTGTAGACAAATTTTGCTGATGGAATTTCTCTTGGTTCATTAAGAAGAGAACGAACCAAAGATGCCCATTGCTGCTTTCTTGCTTCCCAATTATAGAAAACATTTGCATATTCTTTCTGGCTTCTAAGAGTATCAGAAAGTTTATTTTGCTTCAAATCAGCAATTGTTGAGTTAAGAATAGAATAGAACATTGAGGCATGCTTATTTAGATCTTCATGATAGTGATACATCATAGTCCAATTTGCAGCAGTTTCATACAATGCTCCATAATTTGGATGAACACATACCAACCCAGCAGACATTGCTTCCATTAAACATAGGCATGATGTTTCTTCCCATGTTGATGGATAAGCAAAAATATGACAGTTTTTTAAACCTTCACGTACTTCTTCATTTGATTTTGTTCCATAATAGTTAATCTTAGGATGCTGTTCCAAAAGATCAAAAAGCTCTTTAAATTGTTCATCACGCTCTGGCCATCCATATAGTTTAAATGATGAATAAACATCAAGTTCTACATCTTCATGATTCTGTGATAGCTTATCAAAAACATGATAAAGAATATTTAATCCACGATGAGGTGTTGATGTATATACAAGTCTAATAACATCATCAGGCTTTTGATGATCTTCAATTGGATTAATAGCATTTGGCATTACAATACATTTTGACCAAGGAATATTAAATCGTGTAATATAATCTTTCATTTGATAATGAGAAACAAAAACTATCTTATGAAACTTTTCCCACCCCTTATTCGCAAGATGCTGAACTTCAGGATCAAGAGCCAAGTCATGAACCCAATAGATTCTAATCTTATCATTATGAAGTTCTCTAACACGGGAAGGAATAATCTGACATTCATTAATCAATTCTGGTTCAAGAGAATCATGCAATTTTTTAAGCATGAGTTCAGTTCCACCCATGGCATTTTTTGATAGTTCATTATTTTCCATAATTATTCCCCAGATACATATATAAAATCCATAAAGGATCTATCAACATTTTTATAGCCAATAGACTTCATATATTCTTTATTTTCATCAGTTCCAAATCGTTCACCAATAATAACAGGCCTAAATTTATTAATGGTGTTGATTGCGCCTTGAATTGCATTCTTTTCAAATCCTTCAACATCAAGTTGTATAAGATCACACGCATCAAGATTCAAAGAATCAATTGACATCATAGGAACATGAAATTCATTTGGATTAGTTACATGATGCATTCCAACATTATCCATGCTTGGACGTTGCAATCCAACAATGCCGTTTCCATGGCCAATTGCTGCATTAAGTTTAATGACATTATCAAAAGGCGTATTGTTTACCATACAATGAAAGCTCAGTGGATCAGGTTCAAATGCATATACATATTTAAACTTTTTGGCATAAAAACGAGCATGCATTCCACATGAAGTTCCGCCAGTAACAACTACATCTCTATTCTTCAGATAATGAAAATACTTTATGCTATGGCCTTTGATCCAATCCCGCATTGGACCATCATTTTCATCACCAAAACAACCGGTATCGGACTTAATCCAATACCAATCATTTTCTCCCATAACATCAATTTTTCTAATTTCAACTAGATCATTATAACTCATAAAGGTTTCCACTCATTAACAGAATCAATCCTAAAAGAACGCCAGGATTTAAGATCAACTTCCCAAATCGCAATTACATTATCATTCTTCTTTTTCGAAATTGATTCTTCAAGGTCAATTTGTTGTGGAAGAAGATCTTCTTTTAGAGTAGACTTCATTGTTCGAACTTCACCATTAACCTTAGTAAAGTTAACTTCAACAATTCCGCTCCTAAGAGCATTCACAAGCTCATCACGATTAATCATAATTTATTTATCCATTTAGCTGGGTTGTGTTAGTTTCAGTCTGTTCATTTAGTTGTTTTACTAGATCATTATACCCACCAAGAAACATTCCATCTTCGGCTATTACAGGAAATGTTCTGGCTGATGGATAATGAGAAAGTATCCATTCACGATCATAGTCTTTACCGAGCAAGAATTCCTTATAAGGAATGCCTTTTGATTCAAGAACCATTTTTGCCTTGGTACAAAAGATACAATCTTTCTTTGAATATATTTCAATCATTGTTGAGTTTCTCGTTCCAATATTCTATAACATCAGCCCAGATTCTTGGATTATATCCGTTTTCAATCATGTCAGCTTCAACCATAATTTCAAGATCAGAATTCATTTCAGTGTTCTCCATTTCAAGGTTACAATATTATTATATCATAGTCTCTAAAAAATGTCAATCAATTCTTGAAATAACATCATCTAATAAAATTTCTATAGCGTCTAAAGTTTTGTCTCTGCCAGCATTCACAAGGAAAATATTTTTAGAAGTAGTCATAAGAATTGTAGCCAGAATCAATAAGTCTTCTTTAGATTCACAATGATATATCATGCTTTCCAGAACTTTATGATGTCTGGCTAATTTTCTTATGGTATTTCTATCAGTATTCAATCGCGTTCTTCCGTGCCTATTAAAGCCTGTTTAACCAACCATTCAATAGAAGCAATTTTAGATTCCGGTTCGGAAACAGACTTTAGTACTTCTTGTATTTTATTTAGGCAATCTACGCACCATTTTAAATTTACTTCAGTAAAATCAATATCTTCATTAAGCATTTCATTATCCTATTCTACGATATCCAAGAACCTTTCTCTTTGGATACATTGCCACATTAACAGCTTTACGCTGATTACCACCCAACACTAGTATATATCTAACACCACGAACAACTGTTTCGCCCATATAGAATCCAACATGACCTGATCTACGAGAACGACCACGCTTGAATACTACAATATCTCCTTTTGAAGGTCTCCATGTTTTCTTACCATAAGAAAGAAAACTACGAGCCATT